TGTGCTGCCATTCAAAGTTCTGCAGTTCATCCACTATCGGCCCTTCGGGGAACTGCACCTCGCGCCCGTGTATCGAGGTGGCTAAATCTTCCATGATTTGCTGTTTGCTGATGGATGTGTACTTGAACCCCTGCAAGCGTGGGCAGGCTCGCTGCATATCTTCTACAATCGGGTCACCTACTCCCGTGCTATCGGCTACCGCTGGGGTCTTTCCAACGACTTTCTGAATGTGTTCCCGTGTTGCCCTCCAATCTTTCTGGAATCGTTCAAAGTGGCATACCTGTTTGGACGAATTCAGTCCAATTATCACGGTCCAGTCCTTTTTCTTCGCCAGGTCAATCCCGAACCACTCTGCAGGGCCTGCGCCCATCGGGCGTGTGCAGTCCCGTATATGGTCAAGTCCGAAAGGGTTAGAATCATCATCCGCTGGTTCAGCAAGATACAACTCTTTGAATACGTGCGCGGGCAAATCCCGCTCAGCCTGTTCAACTTCTTCGCGTTCCAGAATTCCAGCCTCCACAGCATCCCACGCGGTTATTTTGAAAAAGGCATAATTTTCTTCACCTTGCCGGGCGCGTTCCGCGATGCGATAGCCCCAGTTTTTCTTCCCTTTCACGTTTCCAATCAGCTTGCACTTGCCGCGTGTTTTTGTAAGTGTAGAACGCAGGGCAAACCATGCTTCCTCCCGTGCGCGTGTAAATTCATCAAACACCGCTGCGAAGACATCATCACCGTATAGATTATCTGGCTTTTCGGCTGACTTAAATTCCAACATCGCGCCGTTGGGTAAGGTTAGGCGCAACTTTGATTCATTCGCCATAAACAGGCGCGCGGAACATTGCTCCCTAAACCGCCTGAAGGCTATTTCAGCCTGCCCGTAAACAGGCGCAACCCACCAGAACGACTGCCCTTTGCTGCCCTGCAAAGCCTGCTCAAACAGCCAGACGATGTGCGAAGCGGTCTTTCCCGCCTTGGTGCTGGCAGCCGTTACCGTGTATCGGGCGGGGCTATCCAATATTGCTATCTGATACGGGGCAAGTGGTGGGCGGTTGTATTGAATCTTCATAACAACTCACTCATTAAAGCACTCATATACGATTCATACCCCTGTTTAGCAGCCTTATGCAGCCGCTCCTGCTGTTCTTTCTGGATGGTCTTGAGCATGGCTGCGTAGTTGAAGAACTCCATCAGGGGCATTGCCATCACCGCATCCATCTTTGTCAAGTCCTTGCCAGCCATCCTGTAAAACATTCCTAACCAGTCGCTGCCTGCTTCCTCAATTTCTTCTCCTGCTGCTGGAAATAGGTTAGGGAAGTTTCCAATAATTTGGGCAAGAGAGTCGAAAAAAAAAGCGCGTATGGGTACGCCTGTGCTACGGGCATCTGTTCCCGAACCAGCCGCGCCCGTTCAGCGAATTTCTGCGCTCCAGTGGTTTTGTCGTGTCTTACATCATGCCACCTGAACCACCCGCGCCGCTGCTCTATCATCAGGCAGGCAATGATTTGATGCAGGTTCGTTATCAGCCCGTCAGCGGCTATCTTTTGGATAGTGGCATACTCACCCGCTGAAACTTCCGCAGGGTTGCTCACAATCCTGTAATGAGTGCCGCCCAACTTGAAGACCCGCTTCTTTGGTTTCTTCGCAGGGTACTGAGCCAGCCAGCCCATCCGGGAATAAGCCATTATTCGCTCGTTATGGGGCAAGGCTTCAATTTCATCAATATGCACGCCAGATAAGACCGAAAGAACCTGATTCATGGTTTCTTCAGCATCAAGGTCGGTGCGTGTTCTGAGTTGGTCAAGTTCGACTAACTGAGCAAGTGTAACATCCTGCCAGCTTTTCGGGTATCTCATGTCGCAAAAATAACGACAAAATGCGACTTCCTCCATTATAGGTGAATGCTCATTGTAGATACGACCGCGTTAAGCATCCTGATGGTAACGGCAACGGAGAAAGTGACCCTTTCACCACCGTTCTACTTCCTGCTTTCCCTGAACAATCGGGAGGACAGGAGCATTACTTACAATCTGGTCGTTACTGACCTGAGTTCTTTCCCCACCCGCTACAATCAGTTCAACATCAGCACGGGTACTTCAGGCGCATGGGTAAAAGGCGAGTATGAATATACCATCTATGCTCAGAGCAGCAGCAACAACACGAACCCAGCGAACGCAAACGAAATAGTCGAAACGGGCATAATGAAAATCAAATGAAAGTAGAACTTCAGCGCATAAATTTCGCAGTCGCACCACCGCCCAAATTCAAAGAAGCGCGGGGGGCTGAGTGGTATACCTACGGGGAAAAGAATGATTTCCCCAAGGTTATCCTTGACCTGTACAACTCATCCGCCCTGCACAACGCAATAGTAACACAGAAAGCGCAATTCATCGCGGGTAAAGACACCACGGTAACTTTGAGTGGAACGGTAGGTGAACAGGCGGGCGCAGCCGCTGCACTTCAAAACGCCAACCCTTATGAATCATGGCACGACTTGAAGATGAAGGCTGCCACCGATTTGGAAAACTTTGGCGGCTATGCACTTCAGGCAATCTGGAACGTACCCGGAACGCGCGTTGTCGCATGGTATCACCTGCCCTTTGAAAAATGCAGGGTAAATCAGGATGCTTCAAAGGTGTGGTTTTCGGAGGATTGGATGGATAAGAAGGTTGACCGGAAAGAGTTTTCCGCCTTTAACCCCGAAAAGCCCGGAGGAACGCAGGTGTTCTGGTTCAAACAATACCGTGCAGGCGAAGGTGTTTATCCTTTGCCCGATTGGTATCCTGCAAGAACATATATCGAAATTGATACCCTCATATCTGATTTTCACTACAACAACATCAAGAACGGGTTTTCGCTCGGTAAAATCATCCAGATATTCAAAGGCGAACCTACCGAGGACATCAAAGAAGAATTCGACCGCAAGTTTAAGCGAAACACCACGGGAACGGACAATGCCAACGGGGTTCTGATTTCATGGAACGAACGCGGCGAAGAACCGATGAAGGTAGAATCCCTCATGCCTTCAGACTTTGACAAGCAATACCTGCAACTTTCTGACACCGTTCGGGATAATATCTTCTACGCTCACCGTGTAACCTCTCCGATGTTGTTCGGGGTTCGTGTTGCGGGGGAACTTGGGGGGCGAAATGAACTACTTGAGGCGTATGAGGTATTCGATAGGGCCTATGTAGCACCAAAGAGGCAGCAAATGGAGCGCGTATTTACCATGCTTTATCAGGCTATGGGCTATCAAGGGCAGATTCAAACCATACCAGCAGAGCCAACTTCAAAAGATGCACAGGCACTCTTTACCGCTGGCATAATTGACAGGAACGAAGCTCGCGAAGCCTTAGGATATAGCACTCAGGCCACCGTTCAGATGAGCGCGGAAAACCCATTTGGCTGGGATGATGAACGCGATATCCAAGCCTTTAGCGAATACGGCAGGCCCGCGTCTGAATTTGAGGAATTGCCGGAAATGTTTGCCACGCTAAAGGACGCTGAAATGAGGTTGCTGGCCATCATCAAAGACAATCCAAAAGCAACCTTGGACGAAATGGCAAAGGGCGCAAAGATGAAGACTGATGAAGCGGCAAAAATCCTAAAAGGAATGCAATCAAACGGGGTAATTAACTGGACAAACACTGAAATCAAAATCACTGATAGCGGTGCGCAATCCATCGCGGATTCAGGGGGATTGGAAACGGAAGTTTTTGTTCTGTATCAGTACGATAAAGACCCTGAGGTATCAGGGCCAAAGATTCTGCCCAACGGGCGCACCCGTGAATTTTGCGTGTTCATGGTGGAACAGAATAAACTCTACACTCGCGAAGAAATCGACACCATTTCCAGAAGGCTCGGATATGATGTATGGAAACGGCGGGGAGGTTGGCGCACGATTGCAGGCACTACAACGCACGTTCCACATTGCAGGCACATTTGGCAATCTAAACTATACAGGAGGGCAGCACGATGAGTTTCAAGTATTTCATAGACACAACCTATATCAAGGAGAATACCCCGATTCAGGACAATTTAGACCCGAAGCTGATTCAGATGTCGCTTCAGGACGCGCAGGAAATAACCTTGCGCGATACCATCGGGAGTGACCTGTACGATGAGATTTACAGCCAGTACCCGGGCAGCCTGAGCGCGGATAACACCACGCTTTTAAACGACTACATAAAGCCGATTCTGAAATATGCGGTATTGCAGGATGCGGTGATGCCCCTGACCTTCAAATTCATGAATAAATCCATCATGAAGCGGGACGGGGAAAACATGACCTCCATCAATACCGATGAAATGGTAAAAATTGAGCAGCGGTACGGGCAGAAAAAAGACCATTACATTGAGCGTATGAACCGCTATCTCTGTACCTACCCTGAGAAATATCCTAAGTGGCAAAATCCTGATGCAAAAGCAATCGACAAACCCAACCGTGAAGGACAAAACCTCGGCTTCTGGTTCGCGAAGTGAGACATGGCGAAAGAAGAACGAGGAAAAATTAAGGAAGTTTTTAGATGACTTTAAACCAGATAATAGCGGCAATCCGAAGGGCAGGCGAAAATCATAAGATGGTTCGCTCGGTCGTGGTCGGGCCTGAATATGACCTTGTTGCTGATGGTGGACAGGATAATTATCCGCTCTTATGGGTCATTCCTGACACGGTTACGATGCTATCCGACATGAGCGCGGAAACGAAAGAGAAAACTTTCAACTTCGCCATCGCTGTAATGGATCGGCAATTTGAGGACAGCACGAATCAACTGGAAATATTGTCTGATACGCAGCAAATCCTTGATGATATTATTGCATCCCTACAATATATCTACCGTGACAGCCGCGTAAACTTTGCCGTGAACGATGATGCGCTTCCATTTTACGATGCGCACGGTGATAACGTGGCAGGCTATACAATCAGGTTAGAAGTAGGCGTACCCATGAACAGGGATTTCTGTTCCGTACCTTCCAACAACTACGCATTTCCTAACATAGATTTGGAATTACTGATTATTGACGGAGGCTATTACAACTCCACTTACTCACTAACCATTGACGGAGGTGTTTCATAATGAGCAACTATATAACAATCAAACTGAGGCGCGGAACGCAGGCGCAATGGGCGGCCACCAACCCCGTTCTGGCAGAAGGGGAATTTGGCGCGGAAACCGATACACGAAAATTCAAAATAGGTAACGGAGTAACGGCATGGAACTCACTTTCTTACTGGGGTAGCGCGGGTGGCGGGGCTGCTGATTTTACTGATTTGGGCGATGTTCCTGCAAGCTACACGGGGCAGGCGGGAAAATTCGTCAAAGTAAAATCTACCGAAGATGGACTGGAGTTCGGAACGCTAACCATTGCAGCGGCTGACCTCCCTTCGGGAATTGACGCGGCAAAGATTGCCAACGGTTCAGTATCAAATACAGAGTTTCAGTACCTTGACGGGGTTACTTCACCAATCCAAACCCAGATAAACAACCGCGTTCCTTATGTTGGCGCATCAGGTGATGTGAATCTGGGCGAATGGGGCATCCAACTCGGCAACCTTGAGTTCGACAACACCCCCACCAACACACCTGCGACCGATGGCTCAGTATTTTGGGACAGCGGGGATGGAACGCTGCAACTCCAGATGAAGGGCGGGGCAACTCAGAAGGTCGGCATGAACACCTTTGCGCGGGTGTACAACGATTCAGGGGTGCAGTTGGTAAAGGGAGATGTGGTTTATATTAGCGGCGCACAGGGCAACCGGATAGCCGCGAAGAAAGCACAGGCGAACACCGAAAGCACAGCTAAGAACACCTTCGCCATTGTTGTGGAAACCATCGCAGCAGGCGCGGAAGGAACGGTCATAACCGAGGGGCCACTATATCAACTTAACACCTTTGGCTTAACAGCCGGGGCTACCTTGTACCTTTCCCCGACCACAGCCGGAGGCTACACTACAACCCAACCGCAAGCACCTGACCACCTTGTTATTGTTGGCTTTGTTGAGCGGGTTCATGCAACGGTAGGCAGCATCTTCGTGAAGATTGCCAACGGTTACGAATTGGAGGAACTGCATGACGTTGACCTGACCGAAAGCAAGGCTACCCCGGTTGATGCTGATGCGCTCTTGCTTCAGGATAGCGCGGATAGTTCCATCTGGAAGCGGCTGACGTGGGCGAACCTGAAGGCAACGGCAAAGAGTTACTTCGATACGCTTTACGCGGCGGTTGTTCACACGCACGTCATTGGCGATGTAACCAATCTTCAGACCACGCTCGACGGCAAGGTAGCCAGTAATGCAGCCATCACAGGCGCAACTAAAACCAAGATTACCTACGATGCAAAGGGACTTGTAACAGCCGGGGCTGATGCCACAACAGCCGACATTGCCGACAGCACGAACAAGCGATATGTAACTGACGCACAGCTGACCGTTATCGGCAACACAAGCGGCACGAACACGGGCGACCAGAACTTATTCGGCAAGGTGGCCGTATCAGGTCAGTCCGATGTAGTGGCAGACAGCACTAATGATACCCTGACCTTAGTAGCGGGAAGCAACATCACCATCACAACCGATGCCAGCACGGACAGCATCACCATAGCCAGCACAGGCGGCGGCGGTGGTGTGAGTGACGGGGATAAAGGCGACATCACCGTAAGCGGCTCAGGTGCTACATGGACAATAGATAATGATGCAGTTACATACGCGAAGATGCAGAACGTATCAGCAGCATCGCGGATATTAGGACGGGGCAGCGCAAGCGGTTCAGGTGATGTTGAAGAGTTGACCGCAGGCGATGGATTGGCCATTAGTGGCACGACATTAAAGGCGGATGTTAGCACATTGTATCAAAGTAACACTACAACAGGTCCTGTAAACACCACAACAGAAACAGCTATCTTCAGTTATGCCCTACCTACTGACCTTGTGGCAGGTGATACGATTGTAGTGGATTTGATTGCTTCCATGCTGAACAATACAGGCACGGGAAGGACAGCGGTAATTGCCGTTAAATTAGGAGCGACTACTATATTCTCAGCAACAACAGGGAGCGTTGCATCAAACTCAAGTGAGCGCGGTGGATTGTTTAGACTTATTATGTTTGTTGAAGCTACTAACCAACAGAGATTGCATTTTGTTGGATTTGGCGGGAACGTCATAAACTCGCTTTCAACTATCCAGAC